AAAATGTCTCATGTTTACCCTTTCTTCAATAAATTTAGACAAATCCCCTGTATTTTTACCGTGAATAAACTTCTTATCAACTCTCTTTTAAATCTTTATAAGATTAAAATTAATCCAGCCCAATATGGCTTTTATACTCATATGTGGATTAAATATATTTCTAGGCTTGATATCTTTATGTTTTTTAGAATGAAATTCGTGTGCTTTTTAAATCAAATCATAACTATTAACCAGCCTATGTTCTTTTTAGAAGAATTCATATCCACTTTTGTATAAAGGTTTCTTTTTTGGATCTAATTAATCAAAATATTCATCCCATTAAATGTATTAAAAATCATGGGGTATAGATTTAGAGTCATGGCTCAGTGATTCTTTGACTGAATCTGCTAGTTATTGAACAATTTCTTCATCTGGAAACAACTTTGATGTAGTATGTCTTGCTAATATTCCAAATGCACTATTGACATAATTAACTGCCATAACATTTTATTGAGTCTCTTCTCCTAATCTTTAGATCATCATATCGTTATAATATTCAACCACCTAATTATGCTATATCTTCTTGAGGTATGGAAAGAACTATTAAACAGTTCCATTGAATTTCTTTCCGTTAGGCTTAAACAATTTCAATTCTGTCAAATTTTCATTGGTTTCTATATTGCTATAAAGCTCTGGTATCACTTCTAATTGATTAGCTTAAGTGGTTGCTTATAATCTATTAAGGTTGACTTTATCTTATGCGAACGGATGTCCTTCACCTAATAATCGTTTCCTCCCATAAAATTTGCCCATTTAGTCTAATGGGTTTACTCTGGCCAATTTTACGTTTTTACCTGAGAGATTAGCTTTCTATTATGCCTACTCTTTGCGTTTCTTCACATCAAAATCGTCTATATGCATTACATTCATGACCTTTGACAATTGGACAAGTGGCGATAAAACAGGAATGTTAAGAACAAAATCTAATGTTTTTGACAGTATACTGGTTTTGTGAGTAATTTAAGATTCTAGATCCTATACCATCGTAACATTCTCTATTTGTTTTGTGTTCCAACTTGTTTCTCCTGTTGCTGTTTAATATTCTTTGAACAACAATTCCATTTCTTTTGGACCGTACTATATACCACCTAATTTCCTTATAAAGTCATCTGGATATATAGTATCTTCAGTATCAAGATACGCAGCTTGTAGCTACTAACAAATTTTCCTATTTACTAATAATTAATTTGCAAACTTCTCTTAGGCTATAGTGATAGCATTATGCATTTATTCTTGTTCAACTGAACTTGCATCCTTAATATGCAGCTAATGGCAAATATAATTAAAAGCTTTTTGTCTTCCAGTTTCATTGAAAGATTTTTCACTAGTAGTATAATAGGAATAAGCCAGATCTACATATTTTTAAATATCTATAGTACTTGTTTTTGTAAAGATAAGCGACGTATCTAAAGATATTGGTTAAGGAGCTGTATACTTCTTGTGTCTGAATGCTGGGTCATAGTGAATTTCCATCAAAATTAATGCTGAATGACTTGAAGTGGGTATATGGTATTTAGTGGTATAAATAAAACCCTTATCTGCTTTATTATGGAAAACTGAATAATCCCAATCAAATAAAGCATGTTCATAAGGGTCCCCATTTTAACTAGGCCTCATACAAACAAACTTCTTCTTACTGATAACACCTTCATTCATTTCTTCTTTTTCAAAAATAGTAAAATTACCTTCATTATAATTTAAATTATATGTTCCTTGTTTATCAGTGTAAGCATTGAATATTACTCTTGCTGTTCGTGTTGGTTCTCTCTTAAGATTAGATAATATACATTCCAAAACTCCAGGATAATAAATAGAATCAATTGATAGTATATCCCCTACATGTTATTCAAAACGGGTATCTGCTGTAACTAACTAGTTACACAACATAACTTATTCTTCTGGAGTATGTTGTCTGAGATATGTACTATCAAAAGGAGCAAATTTTGCACGAAATGCCAGAAATCTCCTTTTATAAATTCTAGATATTTTATGGAATTTTGATCCTATATCAGCAAATAATGGTTTTATGTTAGAAAGTGTTATAGTTGTCATAAGATCAACTAAAGTACGCAAGACAGCATGTCCGTAACATTTTTTCTCTAATTTCTTAATGTTATCCATATTAAATTTCAAACAATCACCAAAGTGATATTTGATTAAGTCAAGAGCTTATGGAGGCATTTATAGCACCAGAGAATAATCCACTATTGAGCCATTATATATACTAAATTTCTTTAGAGACCAATGACTAGTAACCTTACTTATTTATTAATTTGTAGCATTGCCATTGAGACTTATAACATCTGCTCTCAATTAATATAAAGGTTACATTAAAAACTTTAACACACTCTTCATTGATCCCATTTTAAAGAATTATGTTAAAATCTTTGTTGCTTTTTTATGGACGTGATTACTCATGACTTCTTCAATCACATTATAACTGACCACGTGTTCTATTATTCTTAACACTACATAATCAACTAAGTCCATTGGTTCTAACAGATCAAATTAAACACCTACAATATTATCTATATGATCAATAAAATAACTTTTTATTGTTGGTATTAATATGTCTGTTCTTAGCACTTCAAAACGATTCACCTCAGCTTATT